CGCAGAGCGCGTGACATGTTTTCCTCCGAGATATTGGATTCTCTACCTAAAGAATGGGAAGGAGAATTAGTTTTTCTTTCTCGCAAAGCAACAGTTAACGGATTACCTGGTGTTAAATTCATTGATCGTATCAATTGTAATTCATCCATGGGTCATCCGTGGAATACAACTAAAAAGAAATATTTGATACCCGATCCTTGTGAATTGTATCCTGAAGGTGTGGATTTCGTTCCTGAAATATGGGATGAAGCCAACAAAATTGAGGAGTTGTATGCGAGTGGTCAGCGTGCTATGCCAGTATTTACTGGTCATCTGAAAGATGAACCAACACCCTTAGCAAAATGTGAGGCCAAGAAGACGCGAGTCTTCACAGGTTCGAGTGTTCCATTCAGTTTAGTAGTGAGGAAACACTTACTCAGCTTTGTTCGACTGCTTCAAAAGAATAAATTTGTTTTTGAAGCAGGACCTGGTGTTGTAGTTCAATCCATGGAGTGGACAAACATCCATGCTTATTTGACACAATTTGGTTCTGAACGCATGGTTGCAGGAGATTATGCCAAGTTTGACAAACGTATGATTGGAGACTTCATTCTTATGGCTTTCGACATTATCATAGAACTCCATGCCAAAGCAGGTTTTGATGAATCTGAATTAAAGATACTACGCGGCATTGCTTGTGATACAGCTTTCCCAGTGGTCAATATGAATGGTGATCTAGTGGAATTTTATGGTACTAATCCTTCAGGTCACCCTCTTACTGTTGTTATAAATTCATTAGTTAATAGTTTGTATATGCGTTATGCTTTTATTAGGCTGAGTGATCAGAACTGTAATAGTTCATTATCATTTCAAAAGCATGTGAAACTTTTCACCTATGGAGATGACAACATTATGGGTGTATCCGGAGATGTGCCGTGGTTTAATCACACCACTATTCAAGAAACTCTTTCTGAGATTGGTGTGGAATACACTATGGCAGACAAGGGTGCTGAATCCATACCTTACATAAACATCAACCAATGTTCTTTTCTTAAGCGGACGTGGAGATTTGATGATGAAGTGGGGGCATATTTAGCACCCCTAGAGGAAGAATCTATACACAAGAGTTTAACCACTTGGATTCCTTCCGGGACCATCGATAAATACAAACAGACTGTTGACGTTTTATCATCAGCAAACTCTGAATATTTTTTCTATGGTCAAACTACTTTTGAGAGACATCATAAATTCTTTCAAGAGTTATTATTGTGTGAACCCTACTGTTACTATGTGACAGAAACGACACTCCCCGGTTGGGACGAACTGAAAGATCGGTTCTGGGAGGCGTCGGGGAAATTGGTCCCAGCCACACAATGTGGTCTTGGCAGGTCTCATTGTGTTAACAAATCGTCATGCAACAATCAAGATTCGGCTCAGAAAGTACGTGAGCAAGAGTTGATTCCAGTCACTCAAAGTACTGGAAATATTTCATCATGTGGTCCAGATGAAATTATTAGTCCACAATCGTTTAACATTCAAGCTGAGGAGCTGGTCGCTCCTGAAGCTGTAGAATCCACCACTGGTGTCTTGGAAACGGAAGAAATCAGTGAAACTGTTACTTTCGTTGATAACGCTGGTGGTGTGTATGTGAATTTACCATCTTCTGGAAACAGTGTAGCACTTGTCGACAATACGGATGATTTAAGTTTGGGTTCATTCCTTGCTCGTCCCACACTTATCGACACTTTTACGTGGTCTACAGGAGATTTGCCAGG